ACTGATTTAAACCAAATGGGTCTTTATTTTCACTCAATGTTGTTTTAGGTAAAATAACCGCTACTATATCTCCTTTCTGTTCAAATTTTACTCCAGGAAATGCTTTAGAAATAAATGCTTTGTATAGATTATCTCTTTGAGACCCAAACTCTTCTCCTTGTTTTTTAGAAGGGGAGTAGATAATAGCTTCAGCTTTTAATTTTTTAATATAAACTTTAAGTATATCTATTATAGTAGACATTACTCTATACATTTCACCTTTATTAACTACGGCGTCAGTAGTTGAGTAACTATGCCCACCCTCATCTTCAGCAGTTACAGCGAATCCAATTTCTATTGCTTGAATATTTAATGTTGAATTTTCGGGTGTGTATGTTTTTAATTCAAGATCCACATCATACTCTAAACCATAATCAGTCATAAATCCAATATTATAATAACCTTCTTTACTTGTATATTCTTCCCATTCATATGGTTTTAAGGTGGCTTCTCCAACCTCTTGTAAACCCATAGTTAATTCACGAGCATACTGATTTAAACCAAAAGGATTTTTTACTTTACCACTTGGGTTATTTTGTTTTTTATAATTATCCATATTTTTAATGGATGTTTTTTGACCATCTTCCTCTAAACTATCTGTCCAATTCCTAAATGTCATAGTGCCTTTTAAATTAGCCTCTTTTTCTAAATCATTCAGGTGATCATCTTCAGTAGTATTCGTAGTGGTGATATTTCCTAAACGCCCCTCTAAATTTTGTTCATGATGAATCATTTCATGAGCGAAAGATCTCACTATATCTTTAGGATGACGTCCATGAGTGTATAATACTATCATTTTATCCTCAGGATTATAATAAGCGGTTTTACCCAGAAAATCCCCAGCGTTTTCTATATCATCGCTTATAAACTTAACTGAAGGTAAAGGTTGGATATTATATCCTTTATCTATCATATGTTTAGTTAACTCAGCACATTTCTGTACTACGTTGATAGATGGGATAGTATTTTCTGTTATATCTCTATAGTTTTGAGATGGGGGAAATGTTCCCATTTTTTTCTTAGCCTGTTCCTTTGTTTTATATGGACCAAATTCTTGTCTAATACCTGGGGCAAATGGATTATCTTGGATATAATAATATTTATCTCCTCTTTTTTCAATAGCTCTGTATCTAGGTTGACCCCCAAATCCATTTTTTTCTTTTAATTCTTTATACCCTGAACCAAATGGAGCTGATTTACCATCATGGTTAGGTGCTACATTTTCTTTATTTAAACGTTCTGTTTTTTCTTTAGATGCTTCTTTTCTTTGTTCAGCATACTCTAAAGCCTTTTTTAATCTAGCCTTCACCTCAGGATCCTTAGCTCGCTCGTAAGCTGCTCTAACTCGTTGATGAATTACATTTATGATTTGAGATTGGCGATTATGTGGCTTTGATTTAAAGGATGTTTTAGATAGGGTATCTATAATATCTTGTTTATTAGAGAATTTTATAGCAACAGTATCTGTTGGATCTTCATCTGTGTATAGCCTACGAGATGATCCCTTTGGTTTTTTACCCGTACCTGTTTTAGGATCATCTTCTTTAAGGATAACCTCCTCAAAAATATCCCATGTACTTTCTTTTTCAGAATCAGGCATTTCCTCTGGGAGGTAGGTTAGAAATTCTTCTTTATTGCGAGATTTTAAGGCTTTACGAGCGCCTATACTGTTTATCCCTTTATCAAAAGACATTTTAAAGTTAACATCATTGGGGTTATCCTCTATATATGTTTTTATATCATTTAAAGGTTGGTTAGAGGGAATAATCTCTATCTTATCCCCTAGCATTTCTTTAAATAAACCCCAAACTTGTAATGATTGTTCTTGAGTAATACCTTCCTCAACTTTATCACCTACAAAGATAACAACTTTATCTATTTGTTTATTATCTTTTAAGGTTTTTTTTACTATATCAAAGTGTTCTTTAGTAGGTGGTTTAAATTCACCTCCGTAAACGGCGGTTACTTTTTTTCCATCTATAAGTTCACTAATTAGATATTTAGTAAGCTGGTTCATTACTGAAGACGCATAATGGTCTTTTTAGCTTTCTCTTTCTTATCTTCAATGGCTTTTTTAGCCTCTCTAAACTCTTCCATTTCTTTTTGAAGAGTTTTTTTAGCCTCTTCATACTCTTTAAGAGCTTCTTTAGCACGTTTACGAGCAGCTGATTTATTAGTAGTAGCCATGATGATTTCTTCTTTCATGATTGAATCATAGATAGATACTTCTTGAAGCATATCTTCCATAGTTCTACATCTTCCACTAGGTTTTTTTACAATCATAAAAGTACCAATCTCATCAGTTGGTTCCATCATTTCCATAGTGGCTTCTGTTTTTTTCTCTTCAATGGCCTCCACAATAAGTTTTTTAAAGTCGGATAATTTCATAATTTAAAATATAAGTTGTATCTCCGTATAAATATGTTATAATTCTCTCTTAACTACAGTTCTTAACTCAGTAAATGATGGTGAATGGTTAGGATTTTCAAGGTCAAATAAACGCTTTACACTCTTAAAAATATCTAAATTTTCTTCAATAGAGCGATCTGATTCAAATAACTCCCATCCTTTACCTTGGATTTTCTTACCTGACTTATCAGGACCTCTTTTAGCTGATTTAAGCCATAAAATGCCAGCATGGTCTACTTTTTTACCATAACATTCTTCATAACATTTAGCATAAATTGCAGCTTGAAGCTCATATGAGGTTTGTAGGTTATTTGAAGTTTTATTATCTACAACCCATAATTTATCATTTAACTCAAATACCAAGTCAGTAGTACCTGCTACTTTAAGTTCATCTGAGAATAGGTGGGTTTCTACTTCAATTAATTTAGGTTTATAAGTCTCCCAAAAATCTACAAAACGTAGAAACATCTGCCATACATCAGTGTTATGTTGAGGTACTCCTTTACTATCTAAGAAATGAAGTTCTTCTCCATTTAGATAAGCCTCAATCAACTCATGTGTTTGAGTTCCTTCCTCAGCAGCTTTTTTAACAACATAGTCAGCTGAGCGACCCATAGTTTTAAGCCATTCTTCAAAATGTTTTCCTTTAGGATAAGAAGACAAGACATAAGTGATAGAAGGGTAATATTCTCCATTACGTCTATAATAACGTGAGTCTGGTAATGTAATCTGTTGAGCATCATCTGATACTTCTAAAATACGATTATGGGTATGTTTGATAATTTTACTCATATTAATTCAAGTTTTTTAGCCATTAGGCTGTATTGTGTTAATTGTTTAGTGTTTTGGATGAGATTTGTAAAATGAGTAAATCCCATTTCACTTGGATCTTTTTCATCTAAATCTACCAGGTAAACCTCTTTACCCTCGTTTATTAATAATTCAGCGAAACGTAAAGCATCCTTCATTGCATCTTTATCCAAGGCAATATAGACTTGCTTTACAGTTGATGTTACAATTTTTTTCATTAGGCTATCCTGAATATGTTTACCTAATAATGGGATTGCATTACGTTTGATAGCCATAGCATCAAACATACCCTCACATAATACTATAGGTGAGGACCAATTAATATATAACTCAAAAGGTATAATATTTTTACTTAATGTAGGGTTCTTATATTTTACCTTAGAGTTAGGATTGAAGTTGCGGGCCACATAGTAATTCAATTTACCTTCGTTATTATACGATGGTATAACCACCATCTTATCGAAGGCACCGCCCTCGCAATATCCTACATTATATTTAAGTATATCGTGTTTACTAACGCCTCGTTTCTTTAAATAAGCTAAGGCGTGTCTACCTACAATATCATTTTCTGTAATTTCTGATAGGGGTTTAAATTCCTCTGGCAGTTTAAGATCTGTCTTAAATTCTTGAGTTATTATTCTAAACCCGGAACCAACTAGGGATTTAAGTTCTTCTATCTTATCTATAGAAGTATCTATTGCTTTAAATAAACTAAGTAATTTACTTCCTTTCTTATTACAAGCCCAACAATGCCACTTTTGATAGTGGGTAGCATTTTCATCTAGATTAATCTCTAGTTTAGGTTTGTGGTGGTGGCAAAAAGGACAAGTGTGGGCCTGGTTTCCACGTGCTGTGGGTTTACCATGCCCTAAGACAGAATTAACTAAATTCGCTACTAGCTGATTTATCATACGTGGTAAGATACGAAAAGTATCTTACTCAGCAAAGTCTTTCCTATAAAATTTTCCAAGAATGTTATCGTTGTACCATTTTTCTGGCTCCTCTAATACCCCTTTTACAAATAAGTATTTACATTCATAATAGGTAAGTAATTTTTTACTAGGAACCAATTGTAAGATAACTCTTTCAAATTCATCTTGCTTACCTTGTTTTAACAACTCTAGGATAGGTTTAGCAGAGCCATAATAAGTTTTCCAATCACTTTCCTTTTGAATTACTTCAGTAGTGGCTCTTCTACCTCTACCAGTTTGTTCAGCAAGTTGTTTTTTAGTAAGTTTTTTCTTTACATTATGGTGCAAAGATTTTTTACCAATATAAGACAAGCCACTTGGAATATGAGTGACTTGATAAATAAAACCATAGGTATCTACTGGGAAGTCCTCTAAGTTAGATATCTCTTTATCATTATATAACCACATTTATCTATCTATATTAATTAATATTGTTGTATCTGTTGTATTAGAAGTTTGAAGGGGTTGAGCTAATTTACCTACTGCCAACAAGTTTTGATACTCATCATATAAACCTACTGTTGTAATATAAGGTGAAAAATAAGATGATGTTACATAATCATAAACAGAACCTGTTGGGTATGGGAAGTTATACCAAGATCCTGAAATATTAGCGCTACTAGATACTGTTGAAGGGTTTAAAGTGTAATTAAACTCATTTTCTCTTACTGTACATTTATATTGAGTCTCATAAATTGTATACGAGGAAGAGAATGAACAAGTAACATTAGTTGTTTCTACTGAACCTGAAGCTAACTTATTATTAGTAATAAGAGCTAAACCATGAGGGTAAATAATATTACCCACATTTACACTACCAGATAATAAATTACCTTCACCATCATCTGTTATAGTATGAGTACTACCTGAAATAAAGGTGTAATTGAATGATTTAGGTTGGATATTATCTCCGAATAACTTAGAAGGAATAGAAATAACCCCAACTTGAGCTCCTGAACCTGTAGGCCAGAATCTTGAAGCAGTAAGCGTTGATTGGAGATAATTAAAATATCTACCTGTCGAATCAGGTGAACCTACTAATTCATTCCCGGCTTCATCATTACCAGGTATTAAAACAGCTACTTGAACAGCATCACCATAACTTTGGGTTAGGTAATTTGAGTAGTAAAGTTCCTTAATTGAGTTATAAACTAGTACTTGGTACTGAGTAGATAAGGTTCCTGTAGTAGATTGGTTAGTTAAAAAGGAACCACTAGTGCCTAAAAATCTATCTACACCAGTTAACTGACCATCAGAACCTGTAGCGAATTGAGATTGAGGGAGAGAAAATCCTTTATTAACCGTAAACGGTAATACCTTGAGATCAGATGCTAGAAATTGTTTGTAGGCTATACCCATTCATTAGAAATCTAGCTTAACGCGGATTAATGCTTCTTTAGTGAAGTCTTTAAGTAGTGGTCTAGATAATTTAGCTACAGCTAATAATTCATTATTATCATTATATAAACCAACTGTAGTAAGATAAACCTGAGGGTTATCTACAAAGCTTGAATATAATACCTCACCAGTTGAACCAGAGATAAATGATGGGTTTTCTGAGTAGTTGAATTCTGAGCTTCTAGGTCTTACAAAGATAAAATCTGATGTTACTGTTTCTTGTGAATTAAGAGTAAATACAGAAGCACTTGAACCTGAGATAGCTCTAAATAATCTAGCATTGTTGTTACCTGGGGCGTCAAGTGATCTACTTACATTAAGACCAACACCTCCAGCAGTTAATGAACCTGATAGAGCATTTGGGTTTAATATAATTGTACCAATATCTGGTAATAACCAACCATATGAACCTGAGTTAATACTCCAACCATCTCCATTAAGACCAACGTTTGTAGTACCTGCTCCTGTTGCAATTGTACCAGCTGCCGAGGCTGAAATTAAGTTATATACTCTACCAGCTTCAGTGAATGTAGTTATATTTACATAATTACTATCATCAGTTAGGTTAATAACACCTAATGAACCTGAAAGTTCTAAGAATAGAGAACCAGGGAAAATAGCTTCTTTATAGCGATTTCTTTCAACTGAGATAGCCCAGAAATCAGATGAGGTTACATTACCAAAAATAAATGAAGCGTTTTCATCTCCTAATACTAGGTTTTGGTATTGACCATAGATAGTAGTAGTATAAGATAAACCATTTACAGCATCATTATAAAGTGTGCTACCACTACCATTAGCATTACCATAGGCAATTGCAAATTGGATATCTTGAGCAGCTGAAGATGAGTAAACGTTTAGGTAGTAATTACCTGAACTACCAGCAGCTTGAACAGATGAGGTAAAGAAATAAGTTAGTGTTGGAACATTTCCAACCCACATTGCAGCAGTAATCGAGTCTGAAGAGATTACAAAATCGTCGGCTTCTAATCTTTTAAATGACATAGTCTATATTTTAAGATACTTTAGTTACTGTTACTGGGATGGTTATTCTGGCACCTGAGTCTCTACCTTCTACAGTTAATGTAGCGTATAGAGCATTTTCTGAACCAAATAATGTATTAACAGTAGTTGCTTTTAAATTTAAAGTAGTACCTACTACTGTTTTAGAAACACTAGCTCCAATAGTTGTAGTCTGATTAAGAGAAGTTGCTTGTGGAGTATTAATACCAGCACCATTAAATGTACTCATTAATCTAACATCAGAAATAGTAAAGGTATAACCTGAAGGTTCTACTTGGTTACCACCTGTATAGTTTAGAGTTTGTGGATTAACTGCTAATGAAGCACCTTGTTTAATAGTGATAGCAGAGTAACCTAGATCTAGGATAGGTAGTTTAGCAGTACCACGAGGTAAAGTAACTAATTTATATTTCATTACTTGAGTTTCATTAGGAAAAGCTTCAAGTAAAGGCATGTTTTGAATTGCTTCACCATAGTAGGCTGAGCCTGAAGGGTTGGTTGGATTGTACAGTGTGTAATCAATCTCATCATCTGCTAAAGCAAATTGAGTGATCCTAAACGAACCATCTGCTTGAGCTAGTAATTGACGGCCCTTAGTTGTTAAGATAGCATCTACCGTTACTACTGAGTTATTTAAATATCCCATTTTTTAATCTAGATTTTATTATAAATATACAAAATTTTTATTTCTTAATCACGTTATAGTCCACCTTTAGCAGTTCCACTTCCTCCTGATGATGGAGAAACTATCCATCTTTGACGAACTTCATCCCAAATATAAGTTTTATTATCAACTACTACTTGTTCACCATTTGAAATACCTTTTCTACCTACTGGGAGATATAAATTAGTAGTTTGTGCTGAAGCAGCTCCAGTTGTTGTAGTTCCTCCTGTTCCTGGGGCTGTAGGTAGACTTACAGTTGTAGTACCTGTTGTAGTTACTTGAGGTGTTATAGTTGTATTTTGAAGTACTGATAGAGAAGACTTCATACTAGTATTAAAATCTACTGGTATAGCATATCCTCCTCTTTCACCAATACCTGAAGGAAAGTAATCTGGTCTTGTTTCTACAATTACGGGTTGTGGGAATGGATTTGACTTCCAAATCAACATTGATAAACCTGTACTATTATCACTCTTACTACCTGAACCTATACCTTTAACATCATCAGGTAAAGGACGATCTAGAGTCATTAAGTAAGGGAAATTTGTAGATATGCTAGCTGGGGAACCAATAGCTCCAAAGTTAGTAATTTTATAAACACCCTGACCTGCTAATGAGAACTGAGTTGAGTAGTTATAAACACTTCCACTATTGTAAGGAGATAAACCACCTGAAGCATAAGCTTCTTCCATAGTAGGCAATGGGTAAATAGAACCAGTATATAAAGTAATATACCAATCACTACCATTAAGTATACTTTGACTAATAATATATGAAGCTGAAGCTACAGAGTATAGAGTATTAGTTTTACCAGTTGGTAAAGAAGCAGTAGCATATCTGTTATTATCATCTACAATTTGAGGGAAGATATTATAACTAGCTGAACAGAATATAATTCCATTTAATGAGCCAGTCCAGAAGACACCACCATAAGTATTTCCAAAAGTTTGCTGTCTTGGAATGAAATATGTTGAGTTAGCTGGCCAACCAATAGCTCCATCTAAAGTTCTAATACTATTATCCTTAATAGGTGAAACATCATTAGAGAATATTTGAGCTGATTGACTAAATCCTAAGTATTGATCTATTAAGAAGTTAAATACAGCTGGAGTGTTTTGGTCTACAATTTCTGTTTTAGATGTATCTTGGAATATACCAATATTTTTAACATTTAAAGCAGTACCAGTTGACATTTCAGGATAAGTACCTTGAACATAATCAATATTAAAGGCAATATTACCATAATAGTTGATTACAGGATCCTTACCAAATGACTGATCACCAGGCCATGAACCTGTAGGTGGAGTGTAGAAGTTATAAATAAGACCAATAGCTTTAGAACCACTGTAACGAGGTAATATACTTCTTCTAACATTCCAGTTATAAGACTGAACTGGGGCTAATGTAGATGAACCTGAACCAAGTTGAGAGGCTGAAATTACTGTTTGGTAATTTACAGGTATAGCTGCTCCTTGAGTATAATCCAAATCATAGAATCCTTCAGCACCAGCAGTTGTAACAGCATTATCAATTAACGCATTAAACTCATTATAGGTAAAATCAACATTCACCCCTGGTGAGGTTATAACTGGGTAGTTTTGGTTTGAATTAGCAGAAGCTGTTGTATTAAATGGAGCATTTTCACCTGAACCAATTCCAATAATTGGTACAGGATTTCCTGTTACATATACCGCAGTTAATGTAGGACTTAAAGGAGCTACAGTTACAGGAACAGGTTGACCACTTTGATATGAACCAAGTGATACAGTTGTACCTGTTTTATCAACCCAGTTCATAGTTATAGCTTCAACTTGTTGCCATAAAGTTGTATAGTTAATTCCTGTTGAAATTGGAGTACCATTTTCACCTGTGTCTGCTGTATTATTTACAGTTACACCTACAAAATTATATTGTAGAGGATATTCAAAATATAAAGTAACAGGTTGACCAATTGCTACACTTGAACTTATACCAAATACAAAATTAGGATATTGGTCTGGAATAATTAAAGCACCAGTTACAGCACTGTCTACTAAAAGTACATCTTTAGGTGGATTATTTGTAGGAGACATTCCAAAGAAAGGTGATGTACCTCCTACATAAGGACTAGCCCAACCCTCCTTACTTTGAAGAG